CTATCGACTCGAAGGTCTGTTCCGTACGGCCTCGCAAATCGCCTACAACGCCGGTCGCTGGAGCGCTGATCAAGACCCGGACATCCAGGAGATACTTTGGGGATACCGCTATTCAAACCCTGATGACGATCGCACGACGCCCTTGTGTGCGGCACTCTCCGAACCAGCAGTAACCTTGCCAAAGGATGATCCATTCTGGCAGCGCTTCTGGCCGCCCAACCATTGGAATTGCCGCTCAACGCCGATCCCGCTCACTGATCCTCAACCGATCGTCGAGCCGCCACCGGGCGTAGCGCCGCAAAAGGGCTTTGGGTTCAACTCGGGCGCATTGTTTCAAAGCTCTCAGCCCAGGCTCGCGCTTTCATTTCAAACCAACCGTTGGGAGCTATCGGTTGTGGAGGGCCGGCCGCGTACGCGCACGACGGAACGCACTGCGCGGCCGGTCGTTTGCACTGCGAGAAAGCATTGATGCGAGTCGATGACGACAGCGACGACGATCGGGGGATCGTACTCGACGACGACGAACAGGACGCTGATCCCGGCCGCGTATTCGTCTATGGCACGCTTATGGACCAGCGCATTCGTAAGCAAGCCCTCGGGCATGACGTAGCGGTCGAGCCCGGCGTGCTGCCCGACTATCGCCGCGAGCTTGTCGATCACCCGGTCCATGCCTTCAATCTCGTGCCGCAAAGGGGTGTCGATACCGTAGGCGAAGTATTCGATAGCAACCCTAGCGATCTCGCCCGCCTGGATCGCTGGGAGAGCGACTATGAACGCACGCGCTGCACTCTCGAAGATGGCGGCGACGCTTGGGTGTATATCGAACCGCAACAGTGACTTATGTCGCGAGACAATTAGCGAGACGCTATTGATATGAGCAAAGGACCATCGTCGCGCCATGCGCCGTATCAGTGGGACTTCACAAGCTCGGAACGTGTCAGCACCCGTGCCGATCGCTGTTATCTTCCAACTGAGCGGCGCGTGCCGCGAGTTGCGGCTAAGTGATCAAGGGCCGAGGACGTACCTGAAAGAGCTTGTCCATGTTGGCGATTTTCAGAAAAAAGACGCTGACGGCGAACTCAACTTCTCGATCGACGATGATCTGCTGCGCCACTGGAAAAACACGTTCGATAAAATGCTCGAAGAGGGCGTCGACGTGCCGCTACCCGTCGAGCATACGAGCGACCCCGAGGCCAACCGGGGCAAGATCGTCGGCATGCGACTCGGCTGGAATCGTCGCGGTGAGCGGGCGCTATTCGGCATCGTACAATTTCGAGATGAGGATGCGGCGAAGCTCGCCAACTCGACCGACGTCTCGATCTACGTGCCGCCCGACTTCACCAGCGGCAATGGGACACGCTACGAGCGACCGATCCGGCATGTGGCCCTCACCACGCAGCCGGTCATCCCCGGCCTCGATAAATTCAAGACGATAGCGGCATCTTTCGTGCCCGGAGGACTTTCGCAAATGACGCCTGCCAACCTCAACGAAGCGACGACGATGGTCGGCGTGTCGCCGGCACTGCAAAAGATCGCTCAAGCAATGGGGATCGTGGCGCAGGATACCGGCGATGACAATGACGCCGTCAGCGCGGCGATCGTCGATAACTTCCACAAGTTGCAAAAAGTCAACAACGGTCTTCGCGCTTCGATCAAGTCGCTGAAAATGGCGCTGGCCGAGATCGACGACGACGAGGTGCGCGGACACAAGCCGGGACAAGCCGACGCGGAAGGCTATGAAGATGACGGCGAAATGAGCCTGGAAGACAATCCTTTTCTCGATCCGGAGGATGAGGACGTGGGCGAGTCATTACGCATCAAGCGGCAACTGGATCAAGTGGGCGGCACGCAGAATGTACCGCCGGGGTTGCGGGCCTCTTTCGGTCCGATTCTCAGAGAAAACCGCGAGCGGCAATTGACCGATCTAGTTCGCGAAGGCTGTATCGATCGTGCCGTCGCGGCGGACTTATACAAGCAGTATTGCTCGGATCACATCATCGCTCTCAGTCTCGCGCATGCCGCGCCGAATGACGACTTCCATACGCTGATCGCCACGCTCAAGAAAAACAGTCGGCGGCCGATGCACGAGCAGACCGGTCCGCAAGCCGATCGGGCATTGGCGCTGGCGCATCCCGACGGCAGCTACGATCGCGACCCGCGTGCAAGCTCGCTCGTCAAGAATGCCGAACGACGAGCGTCTCAAGCGGCGGCAACGAAAGCGATCGAGAAAAGCAACGGCAAGAGCTGATCGATTCAATCTGGAGACAATGAAAAATGACTATGCTGCAAAAACCCTATGTTGCCGGCGACTGGCTCATCGAAGAGGGCGCGCTGCCGGTCGTGACTCGCGAGAGCGGGATCATTGACAACTCGGCGGGCGGTACTGATCTGTATTTTGCCGCCGGGTATCCATTCGTGCTGGGCACCAAAAACGCCAATGGCGATACGCCCTTGACGATCATTAACCAAGGTGCCGAGGCGACGGTCACTTGTCTGTCGCTGTACGCTGCGCATGTGCCAGCGGGGACAAAGCTCAAGGTGCCAGTCTTGGCGCGCGGGCCAGCGGCGATCAATCGCGATCGACTGGCGCAATTCGACTCGAACGGCGCGACGAGCTTCGTCGGCTCGACGCATGCTTTCAATATGGCAACGCTGGCGACGAACATCGCGGCGAATATGGTCGATTGCGTTGTGCGCCGCATGCCGGCCCAATTCACCGAACAAGTTACCTGATCGGAGCAAACCACACGGGCTGCGCACGTCTAACGTGCGTCGATCGACAAAAGGCCAAAGCGGAGTAGCTTCCCGCGAGTGGCCGTAAACCACGCGGACCTTTTACGGGGGTCGCACGGTAGAACGTGCGGCCCCTTTTTTATTTCGTCCGCTACTCTTCTGAGGAGATCGTAACCGTGTCAATGCTCGACGTCTTTAATAGCGATGTGTTCGGCGTCGTATCGCTAACGGAAGCGATCAATAAACTGCCATTCAAGCCCTATCGGCTTGGTGACCTCGGGATCTTCTCTAAGAAGGGCGTACGCACGACCTCGGTCGTAGTCGAAGAGCGACACGGCATCTTGCAGCTTGTTCCCACGAGCGCCCGCAATACGAATACCCAAGTCTCGGGCGGCAAGGTGCGGCAGGCGCGCTCATTCATCTGCCCGCATATCGGCCTCGAAGATGCCGTGATGGCTGACGACGTGCAAAATATGCGGGCATTTGGCACGGAAAGCGATATTGAGGCGGTCAATGATCTAGTCAATGACAAGCTCGCAGATATGCGGCAAAGCATCGAGGCGACGCACGAGTGGTATCGCATCGGTGCGATCCAAGGCAAGGTGCTCGACGCCGACGGCACGACTGTGATCTATGACTTCTTTCACGAGTTTGGACTCACGCAGCAGATCTACTATTTCAACTTCGGCCAATCGAGCGCCCAAGGACTCGGCTCGACCGACAACGTCAAGCTGACGAGCCACGCGATCTTGCGCTATATGCAGGACAAGCTAGGCGCTACGCCGTTCGATGGCATTCATGCCATGTGCGATAGTAATTTTTTCGACGAGTTGACTACTTGCGCCGAGGTCAAGACGGCTTACAACCGTTTTCAAGAGTCGTTGTTCTTGCTGACGGCTCAAGCGCGTCGGGCATTTGAATACGCCGGCATCATGTGGGAGGAATACCGTGGCTTCGTGGGGACTCAGCAATTCATCCCGCCGAATACGGCGGTCTTTTTCCCCACGGGCGCGCCGGGGTTATTCGTCGAGAATTACGCGCCCGCGCCATTTATCGAAACGGTCAATACAACGGGCGTCCCGGTGTATGCCAAACAAGAGCGCATGAAATGGGACAGGGGGGTCGAGCTGATCGTTGACTCGAACCCGCTCGTGCTCGCCACGCGCCCGCAGGCGCTTGTCCTTGGTAGTTTTGCCTCGGGCATCGGCTCGCCGGCTTAACGGCGGGAGGTGTCCTCGTGGCCGCGATCACTGCCGAAGTCAAGCTCGACTTGAGAGGGCTGGCTCGCTTTCGCAAGTATCTCGACGCGCCGTCGCCGCCCGACGCGATCGCGGCGGCGCTCAAAAAATGGGCGTTTCGCTATCGCTCGTTCGCCCAGCGGCGCTACGACATTTTCAGCCGGGGCGGCGGCGACTGGCCCCCGCTGGCGCTGTCGACGATCAAACGACGCCGAGGACGCACCGCAGCGGCT